CAACCAAGTGTAAAAAAGTTCCGGCAAACGAATTAAAGCACCAAGGAAGTTGCCACAGAGCACAGAGTTAGGGTCGGGAAGGGTGGCCTTTACTTCGTCTGGCGTAACTGGAGATGGCATAGTTTTTAGTGGTAAACCACGGTATGGGAGTTTGTCCCCAATGATTTGTGCTCAATGAAACACGCCAGTAGATCGCCGTTGGTTATCGTGTAGGGGTTGGATGCCCCGACTGGGATCCGCACTCCTGGTGGCAGCGTAAACGTGATGTTGGTGGTCGAGGCGTTGGTCACCTCCAGAGTCGCGTAACCGGTTCCGGTGAATCCTGAAATGGCGACCGAGTCATTGGCGACGTAGGTCAGCCGGTTCGTGGTGAAGTTGATGGTGTTAGTCGGCCCAACCCATGGTTCCTCGACCAAATCGAAGTTCGTCATCGTTAGGCGATCGACGTACATGTCCTGAAAGTACGCGGCGTTAAATGTGTTCGACCCGGTGAAAACGTTATTGCTCGGCGTGTAGGCTATGTATGGGGCCAGCGGAAAGTTGATTACCTGAAAGAAATTGCTCCCGCCAAAATAGTTCTGGCCTGAGAAATAATTCGAGCCCGTGAAAGTGTTGTTACTGTTGAGCATTGCGACGGCCATGCTTTGGAGCATGTCGCCGATCTTCATAATGTAGTTCGTCCCGTTGGGAGGTGGCTTATTGGTCACCACCAGGAAGATAAAGAAGTTCGGATTGGCGACGGCGTTCTTGGTGATGTCGGAGCCCTGGACTTGAGTCGCTGGAGCGGCGGTCCCGGATGGGATCAGCAGCATCATCGCACAGACCAGGGCTAAGAGTATTTTCATAATTATTGTAGCAGGATCGTACTGCCGTCTTGGGTAAGCACGTCCTTACCGTCCTGAGTGTCCAAGATTCTTCCGCCAGTGCCGCCCGGGGTAACCGGCACGACAACCGTCTCATTGCCAGGCAAAGCGATGCAGTCCTCGACGAAGACGCCTGGAATCGTGACGGTCGGCTCCTGGATGGGGGTGAAGATCATGGCTTTTTGGCGTGCTTAGCGATCAGCGCGTCCACCCTCGCCTTGAGCGCAGTGGGAAGATCTTGCGGTGCTGGCTTGCCCTGGGTGACGCTACGGACGTACCGGGCGATTTTATCAAATTCAACTGCAAGGTCCCTCCTCACGTTGAGCATCGTGTTCTTCTGGTCCTTGTTCATGTCGTCAGCTCCTTTAGTCCAGTCGGGCCGAATTGCACGGCAATTTTATGACCAGGCGCAAACACGATGTCGTGCGGAGCGTCCAGGCCGACGGTGTAGATGTGGGAAACGGTGTCGGTGGAAGGGTCGAAAGCGATGACCTCGTTGGTCGCCGGGCATGGAATGTAAATCAGGTTGTCCTCGGAATTGAAGCGCAATCGTGATGCTTGCCCCCCGAGAGTTGCCCCGGCAATCGTTGGAGTCGACTCGATCGTTCCGTTAATGGCGTACTTTACCATGTCGGTTCCGTTCAACTGAATCATGTAAACTTTGCCCCCGGACCCCGGAGAAAACACCATTCCACCTGCCGCACCGTTCGGGACAGTTGGGGGATATGGGCTATCAAAACCGTTCCAGTCGGTGTGGACGGAGTCCCTGGGCGTGTAGTCAGCATTAACCGCAAAAGGCCAATCTGCCTCCCAAAGGTCATCCGTTTGATTCATCCACACCCTTGGTGGAACGTTGATCGGGTCGTAGCAAAGCTGACTCGGAGCGTCATTGAATACGCTAGACTCATAATTGCTCCCAACAGGATTTGTGGGATCAAAACCCATGAAACTGCTTGAGCTACTGCCTCCCGTCCCTCGGTAAAATGCGCCCCACAACTTTCCTCCGGCTACCATCAGATCGTAGAACCCAGACTCAGGACCATAAATGTCCAACAGGTTTCCGAACGTAGCAGGCATTGTGTACACGTATGCGCTTCCATTAAAAATCAGCCCTCCAAAGATGAAAGTCGAAGGATCGACAAACTGCTCTAAGGCTAAACTCGCTGGGTTAATGCGGTAGAGTCCGGCATTGCCGGGGCTAGGGGCAGATCCTCCAGGATCGCCTCCCCTGCCCATTCCCCGGCTGCCCATCGTTCCAATCCAAAGCTTATCCGCGCCAGCGTCGTAAGCCATGCATGACTTGGAGAAGCACGGGTTTACAAACTTCGAAGTGGCCAGTTGAGCCAGCGCGAGACTAAATTCAAATACGTAGCCTGCCCGAACGGCGAAAATGCTATTGCGAGTTGGGTGGAAAATTGCGGCATCCATTGGGTTATCTCCTTGGGCTACTACTGCTCCAAAACTGAGTGATTTTAGGCATCCCATTTTGATTCACGCAAAAACGATTGTTGGGGTTCTGACTACCGTTGAGTGTCCCGATGGCGGGGTTGGAACGGAGTCCGTTATTGTCTTGGAGTCGGATGTTGCGGTAAACGGATAATCTTGGACAACCGATGTTCCGTCGGTTAAATCGCCGAAAGTTACGGACGCTATATAGCTGGCCCCAACCACGAGTCCGGTGCAGGCCAAGACGAAATTGACTGTCGTTACCCGGGTTATGAATCCTGTCGTTCGGAGAAAGTTCTCAGCGATTTTGGAGTTGCCGTTGTAGGTCGCCGCGTTTGCCATCGCCTCGGCGTCTGTGTACTCGTCGGACAGTGTGCAGGAATAATTGTTGTCGTAAATGATGGTTCCGCCGATCCAGTAATCTGGAGGGAAAATGGCGAACCCGCTAAGCCCCTTAATCGGTAGGTAACGCTCTACAAGATTGTTGTTTGTACCAGATTCCACGGATTGTGACACGGTGGAACTAGCTGGGGCGTAATTGCTGATGCCGAGATTTACCGATCCGGTGACGTGAGAAGAACCCCAAAGGTCGCTTTTGTCGCGGGTCCCAGCCACGGCCACGTCGGCAATGAACGCATATGGCAAAGACGGGGATCCGCACAACACGGTGGGATGGCCAAGAAAATTGGGCGCACTCCCGCCCGCCAGACCATAGTAACCACGGAAGGTGTAAGCGAAGTACTCCCCAAAAATGTCATTTCCAATGATGTCGCTGTAAATCATCCCGGCATCGCCGTTGCATTCCACCGAGTAATTCTTAACGTGGGCCGAATCCACCATGCCGTTAGTATCAATGTGGTCGAATCCGCTGTAGTCGTAACGAGCACCTCCGATTTGGGTAGGTGTCGGCGGTGTGTAGGGACTGCTATCTCCGCCCACCCAAAGCTGCTGCTCGCTGTGCCCAGCCCAAGTCGCGGTGTGGTAACGCTTCGGCGGACTCGACGGTATGAACTCGTCGTAGCCAAGCACGGTGGCGATCTTCGTCTGCGAAGTGGCTACGAGCGCGATCTTCGGCTTAAAAAACGGTTTGTTGGCGACTTCACACCCGAGGTCAATCACGCGGAAGGTAATCGGCTGGGTCCCATTATCGGAACCGGTAGCGGTGCCCGAGATAAGACCGGTGACGCTCATTTCCAGTCCGTCGGGAAGCACGCCATCGCTAATCTCCCAGCTATAGTTTCCGCTTCCGCCCGCAGCCGTCATTTGAAAACTGTAGGGCGTTCCGACTTGGTAATCGTCCAACGCGGTTGTCGCCACCCCCATGATGCTGATCGCAAATCCAATGGTGTCGAAGTCACCCTCTGGATTGATGGCCTTGACTGAAATTGAGAAGTTCCCCGTCTCGATCGGTGTCCCGTCGATGAGCACCCGGCCTTCAGTGTTGAATCCACCGTGGAAGTTCAGGCCGGTTGGAAACGTGCCCGACTCAATCGTCCAGGTGAGCGACTGGCCGAGCCCTTCGACGATGATGTAGCTCGAATACGGAACCCCCACGCAAGCACTGCAAATTGTCGTATTACCAAAAAGCGTCTGAAATGACGTCGGATTGGTCGGTCCCGGCGGAGGATTCAGTGCCCGAGCGGCGGGATCGCCAATCTGGTCTCGAACGCGAATGACGGGAAGCTTCATGCTTTCGTGAGCGTAAGCGTGTCGACGAGACTGCCCAATGAATCAAAAAATTCATAAAGCAAGCTCTGGGTGCTGGCCGTGATTCGACCCGCCCCAAAGTTCGCGGCATAGGCGAACTCAGTGTTGACGGTCGGCGTTACTATTTCCTCGATGGGGCCTTGTCCCCCCAACCCATTATTCACGTAGGGAATCCCGCCGGCGATCAAACGCTCATAATTCCTGGACTCGCAGCTAATCACCAGATGCGCGCCCCAGTCAGCGAACGGCCATTGGATGTCGGCATTGGAGTGAAGCGACCCGAACGGCTGGCGCTCCATCTTCACGACCTTCCACGGCGCAGTCGAAAGCGCGAGCTTGGCCTGCAGCCATGCGCCCTGGACGCCGGCGCTCGTCACACCGTCCGGGTCGCTCGTGGATGAGTCGATTACAAACAGATGCACGTCCCCAATCACGATGTCGTAATAGCGACCGTTGTTCGGCATCGGGACGAACGCCCCCAGGCTCACTAGGCTGTCCTTCGTCCAGTCCGCTGCGCTCGGCACGGCCCAGACGCCGTTTGTCTCTGCCCCGGCGCCTTTATTGCCGATGTAGGGCGAAATGTAGTCGTGAAACGAGTTGCCAACGGTGAGATCGTAATCGGTCAACGTGCCGGCAATCAGGCCGCAGGCCGTAATTCCGTTGGGGCCCCAGGACCGAACGAGACCGGTTATCGCGTCCAAGTCCAATCCGGGCAATGAAATGTTGCCCAGGTCGGCAATGGTGATGCCATCCGCATCGTCCACCGGAGCATCGTCAAGGAGTTCGTTGCAGAGCCGCGGGCGCTCGTAGGGCGAGCTTGGAGTCGGCGCCGGCGTCCTTGTCCTCAACTCGCATTCGTGGATAAGGTCGCCAAGCGCGGTGTCGAACTGGCCATGAAAATCGCGCTCGTTCTTGAACATCATCGCCCGGCCCGCGTCCCCGTAATCGCGTTCATGGGCGAACTGCATGTAGAGCTTTACCGCCTTGCGATAGTGGATCTCTGAATTGATCGGGTCCGCGTCGTCCCACTCCTCTTTGATGCCGTCCCATTCGACGACGACGAGTTCATTGCTTTGGATCCACGGTGCCAGGAATAGGTTTTTCCGGTCTTGCGCCCATATCCCCGTGCGCGCCCGGCCGTAAGCGCTGTCGTGGGCCGCGTCGGAGTATTGAAATCCGATTGGCAACTTGCGTGCGTCGGTAACCAGCGGCTTGGGGAACAGGTATAGGTTGCGCGCCCAGTCCTCGGGTTCCGGCCAAGTGGTTGGACGATAGAAAACCGGGTCGTCAAAATCCTCGTTGGCAACGGTAAAAACCCGGACGATGCGCCCGACTGGCGCCGAGAGGACCGTCATCCCCATCTTGTAGTTCGTCTTGCAAAACTTGATTACGTTCGCATTGTTGCTTTGCTCGCACTTCACCCATTTGCAGATTTCGGCGAAAGCCTCCTGGAACTGGTTATTGTGCGCGGTGACAAGATTTTCCGCCTCACCAGACGGCCACACGTCCGCTCGAATATCGGTTTTGAGTTGCGCAACGGTCTTCATTTCTTAGGCGAGCGCCGGCCAACCGTAGGGGTGAACGTCTTTGGGAGTTCAGGCGGAGAATCCTCGGGCGCGGCCATCGTCGTGCCGTTAAGCGGCGTAGCCATCGCGGTCGAAACCGGCGCGAGCTGCGACGGCTTGTTCTTCCGAATATCGCTCTCGCTACCGACAGCTACCGCACGCTGGACGTACTCCCCACCAAGACGCTCGACGGGATCTCGCGTTCGCATTCCCGGGGTTGATTTTGACAGCTCCTCCCTCCAGTGCGGCGCGGATGTCGGCGACTGAGTTTTTTTTTCGGTGTACTCAGTTTGGAATTCCTCGGCTGTAATCTCGGTAATCCCGCCTCTTTGCTCGCGCATCAGCCGGGCGAACTCGCTTTGAACGTAGTCGTCCGTCGTGCTGAAATACCCCAGAATCCCCGACTCGGAGAACTGAATATTGACGTTGTTTCCAAGCCGTATCGGAACCGCCGGGTAAAACTTTTTGAAAAACTTTGGACTAGCCATGGGCGATTCTTAACTCCGAACCCATCGTAATGGAAGAGAAAAAGGGCGGCTCGCTCCCGAGCCGCCCCCGAACTAACCGGCTAACCCCTCAACCGGGCAACCACCCTTAAGCCCGGCGAGATTGATTAATAGAGCGCCGCGTACGGATACGCAGGAGCCAGAACGGATGGAGGCCCATCTGCGATGCCGCCAATCCATAGGCTATTGGCCGGGCATTCAATTACCGCCGTACACGTCTCGCTGATAAGCGTGATTTCCTCGGTGATCGTTTCCATCGTGCAGGCAAACGTCGGGTCGATCCTGGCAAGCTGCTCCAGTTCGCCCAATGTCCGGACCTTCTTGTTGGTCGAGATCATTCCGGGATAAATGGTGCCACCCTTGGGACCGGGCTTGCCCATGTGCAGGATCAGCATCAGCCGACCCGCCGAGGTGATTCCCTCAGTGCTGAACGCATTGAGCAAGTCATCAAAGAACTCGTGGGTGACGATGTTGATCTTCACGCCAACGGGGAATTTGACCTTGTACGTGCGCCAGTTGAAGCCAAGCTCGTTGGTGCCTTCCTCGATGTTGATTCGAACGATGTCGCCGTATTCCTTGCGGTAATACGCGATCATGCCCGATTCGAAGTCGGCGGCCGTCATGGCGTCGGTGTAAATGTCGATGGAGTCGGTCACCAATCCCTGCGACTTGCGCGCGCGCATGATGAGGTAGACTTCCCGGAACAGATCGTAGAGATCGAGCGTGTTGTTGCCCAGGTCTCGGACACGTCCGCACGCCTGCATCTGCTCGAAAACTCCGACCATGTTGGCTCGGTAGGCGACCACCTTGCCGCTGAGGCCGGGGTCGACGTTGGTACCGTGAACGGTGAGGATCTGCTCGAGGTTCTGCCAGTTGGCCATCGTCTGGTTGGCGCTGATCTTCTTGCCGAAGAAGAAGCTGTTAACCCATCGGCGCTGCCATTCCTCTTCGTCCTGGCGGTTGCGTTCGGCCAAGTCAAGGTCACCGAACTGCCGGAAGTACTCATTGCTCTCCATGAGTCGGGCGAACACTTTCTTATATTCCGAGTCCACCTGGCGCCCGCGGCGCATCGTCTGGAACCAGAACGGTACGCGTTTGCGGGGGTCCAAGGTTGGCCGGTTATTGCACCAGCTTTCGAAGTCGTTCACGTTGTTTCCACCGGCCAGGAGAACCCCAGCAGTCGGCGCAGCGTCGAACGGGGTAACGGACCCAGCGTTTTCAGAAGTGACAAGGACGTCTACGGCGGTTAGGTCGCTAGTGGCAGCGGAGGCTAGCACTTTCCATTGGCCATTGGTCGTCTGACCACTTGCTCGTCCAAATATGTTGACGCGATCCGCGGCCAGGAACCATTTGGCGTCCAGGTCGATGCCATATCGGCTGACAACCCGGATGACGCGATCCGAGGCGGCACCAAGCGCTTTTTGATCCGTGGTGAGCGGTCCAGTGGTCGTCGCGGTGTAGGCACTGTTGGCCCAACCGGTAGAAATGGCCCAGAAATCTTTATTGATGACGCTGTCCTGCCGGCCAAGCACGAAGGGTTTGAGCAGGGAAGGCCCGCGGTCGACCTTTTCGTAGCTCAGAAGCTGGCCCATACCGCGCTGGCTCGACATCAGCCAATCATAAAGCCCGTTCGTCTTAATCCCGCACGCCTTCATTTCGAAGGCTGTCCGGAACCACGAATCCATGTCCGCGAACAGGCCGTTCGGACGGAACAGGTTTTCCAGGTCTGCCGGGGTTAGGTGCGCGATGCTGGTTCGCGTGATGGTCCCGTGGGTATCGAAGTTGTTAGAAACAACTACTTTACACGGGGTATCCTGGAAGCGGGTGCTGGTGCTCGTGACGCCAAGGAAGGGTATCACGCCGATTAAGCCCGCCAGATCGGCCAGCAGGCCATGATGAACAAACAGGCAGGCTAGGCTGATGATGCCGCTAATGAGCACCACCGCGCCGAGTGCCAAACCGAACAGTCTTTTACGTGTCATGATGTACTTTCGCTGGCGGAAGCAACTGCCCCCGCTCGCGAAAGCCATCATCTACTAAAGTTCACGTCAACGGCTGTCTCCCCATAGCTTTTCGCACCAGCGGACCCAACTTTTGGCGCGGTCGTAACTTGAGGCTGACCACCAATGGCTGGCGATCTCGGCTTTCCATTCGGATTTGGCGGCAAAGCTGACGGCCTGGCCGGGGCTGCCACCGGGGCTGCGGCAACCGGTGTTTCGGTGCGGCCATACTTCTTTTTGGCCCTGGCGTCCTCTTCGGCGATCAGTCGCTTCGCTTTCTGAGCGCAATAATCGGTTATCAGCGCCTCGGCCATGTCGATGCTGATGGCCCAGTAAGAACGGTTGAGTTCGTCGATGCGTCCCGCAGCTTCATGCTCGCTCCCAGCGCTCTGGTTTATCTCGGAGATGCGCCGGTTGTATTCGCCGAGAGGAATCCATTGGGCGCCGTTGAGGACTTGCGCAGAGCGTGGGGCCTTAGCCATGTCTTTCTCGTAACCGCTGATGAATTGGGCAATGCGTCCATGCGTGGCGTTGCGCGCCGGGTCAAACTTGTAGTTCATCCCGGTAACCGCAGTCTTCTCAAGCTCGGAAATCATCGGGTCGAGTTCCTCTCGCACGATCTTGTCGTAAATGGCGTAGGCGATCGGGTCTTTAGTCTCCAGCGCCTTAATGGTCTCGTCGGTAAGCAAAGGCTGTCCGTTTGGACCGGTCACCAGTTTGCCCAGTTCAGGATCGGCCATAGTTACCATCTCGTGGACCTTCTGCGTCTGCTTGGCGGCAATGTTGGGTGCTTCGCGCTGGTAGGCTTCCTTGGCCTCCTGCTCTTTGAGCTTGGCGCCGTATTTCTTCTCGAATCGCTCGTCGGCCGCCATGTCGATGCGTCCCTGCTCGATGGCTTGCGGGTCGATGTCAGGCTGGTTGTCAGCGTACCACTTGGCGTGATCGGCGTCGTCGGCGTCGAATTCCTTGCCCTCATTGGCCTTTAGCCATTCGGCCTGGTAGTCGTAGTGCTTTTTGACGTAATCCAGGAACTTCTGGGAGGTGCCGCGGTACGTCGCGGGTTCCTCGCGCTCAAGGTATCGGATGACCTTAAGGTCGGCAGAGTCCTCGGGACTCAGATCGATGGATGGGGCGGGCGGAGGCGTAGGTTGCCGCGGCGGTTCGTCCCGGCGCAACTCTTTGACGATCTCCCGGCCAACCTCGCGCGCGGTCTCGGTGGCGATTTGCTGCGCCGTGGGCGCCTCGGGTTCAGGCTCTGGTTCAGGGGCTGGTGGAGTTGGTTCCGCCGGGGCTTCCGGCGCGGGTGCCGAAGGCTCTGGGTCGGGTTCCTTGGCTGGCTGGACTGAAATGTTGGCCGGCGCCTTACCCCATCCCATGGACTCGTAAAGCTCTTTGGTCGCCTCTTTGATTTCTTCCGGAGCTGGCGTTTCGCGTGGCTCTTGCGGTTCCAGCGGTGGCTCCAGCACGACCGGAGGCTTGATATTAACGGGCTTGGGTGGCTCTGGCGCTTTGGCTTGGCTGAATGTTACTTCCATGGGTTACTCACTTTCGGTTAGCGGGTTATTGGTGCTAGCGGATCTATCAGGATTGGCCCTGTATCCTGTTCAATGGCGAATCGCTTATTGGTGCGAGAAAAATAATAAACTATGCCGTTGGCCCATCCGCCCGTCCTGTAATCTTCACAATGCGCAAGAAACTCATCGAAGTCGCAACGCTCGACTTGTCTCCAATGATCGGGGATATAGGCGTCCATTTATTCTGGTTCCGTCAAAGGCTTTGGCTTCATCACGACCGACTGTAGCTTGAAATCGGGGTTGCGAAGCAAGTTCATAACGTCCCAGCAGTTGAGGAACACCCTTGCTTCTTCGGCCACTTTATCGGCCTCTATCCGATCTGCTGGCTCGCCCGAGACCATCAGGTTTCCAGCCTCGGCAGTCTTCTGCGCCGCCTGGCCGGCCACCCAATCCATGAATTCCCTAGATTCCGGCAGGCGCGACCATTCGCGGATTCGGCGCGCCGTTGGGTCCGGGAGTGGGAGGTTGGACAAGTTGATCATTGGCTGGGTGGAGCGATTGACCGATAAGCTGTGAAAGCTGATCGATGTTCGCGGAGTTCTGCTTCACTTGCTCGAGCAGTGGGGTTAGCTCCTGCTGCAGGTGCTGGTCGATTGGCGGCAAAATCTGCTGGATAAGCCCCTGAAGCTGCTGCTGCGCCGCCTGCTGCTGTTCCTCTGGAGACGTTGGCTGGCCCTGCGGCGTCATGTCCATCAGCTTGAAGTCCCGTGGCAGGCCGGCAAGCTGCGCAATCTGGTTGGCGAACATAATCGCCTGGTGCGCCCCAATGGCCTGAGCGGTAAGCGGGTTGGCCAAAAGCTGCTGGATCAGCGTGCCCATGACCTGCGCCATCTGGGCATCGTTGGGCCGGTCCTCACCGTCGCGGGTGCTGGATAGGCTCCAAAGGTCGATAGCCGTCTTCTTGAGATCGACGATAACGCGGCGATGTCGCTCCCCGGTCCCGTGGTGATCTTCCGGGTCGGCGTACGTGAATCCCATCTGGTCGAGGACTTCCTTTGTCAGTGGAATATCGGATGGCACGTGTGAGTAGAAGTACGGATCTCCATGCGCCATCAGTCCGTTGTAAATCTGGCGCTTCCAGGCTTCCCGGGCGATGCCGACTGGCTTTGCGGTGAACTGAAGGCGTGTGCTTGTGCTCTGAGAAATGTTTCGGACCTCCTCACGGGTCTGCTCGTGGCTGGCAGCCTGAGCGACCTCATGCGAACTCATCACCAGCACGCGCTCGAGCACGTCAAGAATCGTCTTTAGGACGTTCATGAGTTCCGCCGTGTTCGACTTCGGGAAGCTATGCGACTGGACAGCGTCGGTGATCCGTTGCTGTGTGCGGACAGCCTTTTTGCCGCTGAACGGGAAAATGTTTAGCGCGCGGAAGAAGTTTTCTCCCAAGTTCTTAATCTTGGTGATGACATCTGGCGGGACTTGGTCCTCGTCGATGAAGGTGATGTTCGCGAGGTTCTGCTTCGCGCTCAGGATAATCTGCGAAAGGATATTTCCAAACTGGTCCTGGAACGGTAGCACTTCCAGACTCAGGCTCGCGTTCATCGTTCGGCTCTCGTCGGCGTCGTACCCATAGTAGGTGATCGGGCAGTAGGCCAGAGGCTCGGCGTACATAAATGTCGAGTTGTCTCCGGCGATGACGAAGCGCATCCAAATCGGGCAGTCGTAATCACCGAGGCCGCATTGACTCGGAATTAGCTTTTCGAAATACTCGGTGAGCAGAACGCCCTGGTCGAGGTGGTCGGTCCCGTAGTAAAGGTAAGCAAGCGCCTTCTCGCGATCGAGCTGACCGATGCCTGCTCCGACGTTGGCCATGAGGCTTGACCCGTCGCTCTTATTCGTGGTCGGAAGAACTGGAATTTGGAGTGTGCAAGCTGAGTAGACGCTGGCGAAGAAGGTTCGGTGATCCTCTACCAGAGAATTTGGGCCGATGGAGATTTGTTCCTTGTTCCAAAAGTTAGAGTTGATGACGTCGCGGTAACGGCGAATCTGCCAATACCCGGCGAACTCGGCGCCCGAGTCGTAATTGTAAGTGTAGGCGCCGTGGTTAAGGTCCCGAAAGAATCGCGTGGGGTGCGGATGGTGGTAGCGGAGGCCCTCTTTGGTGATGACTTTTATTTCGTCCCCGACCGAGCAAGGTTCCCCTTCCTCGGCACCTTCGGCGGCGGGTTTCTTCCGCTTCAGGGCGACGTCAACTTCGTCCGCAGTCTTCCATTGCTCCTCGCTGTGCCACGATTCCATCGGAAATTGGAAGCACCATGAATAGTGCAGCATCTTCAGCACGGCCTGCTTGCACACGTCGTAATATCCGTACTGAGTGCTCATGACCTGGACGCGGTCGGTCATCGCCTGGCACTTGAGCTTGTTGGGCGTCGTGAGCTTGGCGTAAACGAATTCAAAGAACGGCGTGAGATCCAGGTCGTTCATTATCTTCGCCCACCGAATGGTCACGTACGCTTTGACCAGCGGGACGAAGATGTTGAAGAACATCGGCAGGTTAAAAACCTTCTTGCCGGTCGGAAGCCCGGTGCGCTTGTCGACCTCCTGGGTGATCATGTTGACCAGCCCCCATTCCTTCAACTGCGAATAAACGTTCTCGTCGTTGGGATCTTTCTCGATGAAATCGGCGAGCAGCGTGGAGCTGATCTGGCGGAACGGAGTGTCCCAGGCTTTGTCGAGCGCGCGGTAAATTTGAAACTCTTGGAAATTGCGCGACATGCCTTCTTGCACCCTGGACCGCATGCGATTCCACAACTGCACTCGCATTCCCATCGCTGTGTCGCCGGAGGTTCCTTGTGCCGAATCTTTAGGCCACATAAGCGGGTTGCCGCTCAGCCACTTTTCGAGGTTCTCCTGGGTGAGGCCCTTAGCGTGGACGATGTTTAAGTCTATGATAAAATCCCCCCGTGGATGGAACTTCTGTTCGCCTTACCTCCAGCCCTACTCCCAGAAAAATAAAGCGAATCTTCGCGCACTAAGTGCTCCAGGAGCTTTCTGTATTGGGGTGAGTAATGCCTGGATACAAGACTTGGGCTGTTCCAGAACGAACCAAGCAGAGCTAGTGGCATTAGCGAGCGTATCTCCTTGCCAATCACCGGTGCGGCGACCGCAGCGATTGGCGCGACAAATAGCGAGCGTAGAAATCCTCGGCGGTTCATCCTAATGACTCCTCAACTTCTCGGTGGTGGCAATATTCACAGGTAAAAAGAGAGATGGGCTTTGGCTTTAGGAATTCCGGTTTGGTGACTCGCTCGGCCTCGCTCCTCGTTAAAGATCCAACAGGGAATTGCGCCAGCGGATCCACAGCTCGTATTCTTCGCTCCATTGGAGTCCCGCACTTGGGACAAACTCGGAGCGCTATCTTTGTCGGGCCTGGGTCCATTACGTCACGTCGCGCCCGCCGCTCTTGGCCATCTTCTGGCCCTGCTGCTTCTTGAGGTAGCCCACGGCATCTGCCATGTCGCTTGTGTTGCCGCTGGCCTTCTCCTTCATCGGAGAGATGTGCGTCACGTGGAACGTGCGCTCAAGCGACATCGGGCGAGCGCGTTTCGGGGTGTCCTTCTCATCCGGTCGGCCGGGCTGTACGTCGTCCTCGGTGTCCTGGGCCATGGCGTGGAGCATCACCTTCCCTCCGTTCTTCATGGCCATTACGGCCGGATGGTGCATCGGAAGCCTGATTCGTGCGAGAGGTCGTGAGTCGCTCATGGACGGCTTATACGCTTGCCAATCAGGACTTGCAAGGGATTAAGTAGGGCATGCCGTTTAGCGATAGTGGCCAGTGGTATCCCAACTTATTTGACCGCCAGCTTGAAGTGTTCAATTCCAAGGCGCGCGCCCTGCTCGTTTGCGGCCCGCGCAAGAGCGGCAAGACCTGGGCTGTTCTGGATAAAATCATCCGCCACATGTGGGAAACTCCCAGCGCCCGGGTGGCCATGTTCTCGCGCACGCTCAAGAATTCCAAGGAGGGTGGCACCTGGTCCGACCTTCACACCATCACTCTCCCGCAATGGATCAAGTCGGGCATTGGTCTGAAATACACGACCAAGACTTCAGAGGGTAAGCCGGGCCCCAAGGTCGATGGCCAAACCCGCACACCCTACTTCAAGATCCGAAACGCGCACGGCGGCGAGTCCGAGCTTATGCTGTTCTCCCTGGACTTCGACGGTGATATTGAGGACAAGCTCAAGGAACAGCGCTTCTCGATGATTTACTTTTCGGAGTTGTCTAAATTCCGAGACCGCAAGATTTTGTCCGTAGCCCTGCCGTCGCTCCGGATGCCTCACTTAACGATGGAAGAGCAAATGTGGCTGGCTGATACCAACCCATCGGAGGAAGGGGACGCATCCTGGATTTACGAGGTTTGGTACGTCGAAAAAACGCTTCGCTACGAGGATTACTGCGCCAGAAACAAGGAGAAGGGCCGAACCAGCATGCCCGAAAGCGCGTTCCTTAACTTCCAGCGCGGCCTGCAGCTCATCGAGATTAAGCCCGAAGAAAACCCCTACCTGGATCCCCGCGAGCTTGAAGAATTGAAATCGACCTACGGTTACGATGAGGGCCTCTACGCCCGCTACGTCAACGGCCTCTGGGTTTATGGCGACGGCGATGCCTCGATCCATTTCAAGGGCAAGTTCCACAATCGGCACATCGTCGGAAACACCGACTCCAGCAGCGAGGACGAATGGGTCTGCGCCAATCCGAGCCCGACCTGCTTCGAACTCATCACCGGCTGGGACTTGGGAGAGGTCAATCACGCTCAGGTGACGATTGAGAAGGATCTTTCGACGGGCCGGGCGTCGTTCGTCGTCCTGGACGAGGTCGAGTCCGTCGGGGCGGAGATTGATATTGCCACCTTCACCGAGGCCGTCATGGCGCAGATTGACCGCCTCGAGGAAACTGCTGGACGAAAGTTTGACCTCGGCCGTGCCTGGTCCGACCGGAGCAGCATCGAGAAGTTCTCGGCCACCGGAGGCACGTTTCCGTACCTCGAGGTCTACGCGGCCAGCCAGGAGCGCATTTTCCTGGTCGGCGTGCCTAAGCCGCGGGACAGCGTGCGGCATCGGGTGAGACTCCTGAAGACCTTGCTGGTGAGCGACCGGATCCACGTCTCAGCGCATTGCAAGGCGACGATTCGAATGTTCCAACACTTGAAGAAAGGGGCGAGCGCCCTGGATTACGTCGTGCGGGATGAGAACAAGCACATTTTCGACGCGCTCACCTACGCGCTGCTCATGGAATGCGCGGAGGAATTGGAGGATCTCAAGTCACTGGGGATCGGGAACGTCGGTAAGCGGGAGAAAGGCTGGGCGGTGAGTATCCTTTAAGCCGTGCTTCGATTCGAAAGTAGCCATTCCAAACCGGATTCGTATTTCTCTGGCAAGGTCGTGTCTCCAGGCTCCCACCTTCTTCGGATCGCAATCTTCCAGCAGGTCGACCAGACTTTCAGCATCGTCGCGGCCTAGAAGGATGTTCTGCAAGGCGCGCCACCTTTCAGGTCGGAAATGATTCTCTTCATCATCCGGCGCTGCGCTGGCGATGTCCGGTCCATGTAATCGAGCCTCGACCGGGCGATAAACTTCTTTTGGTCGCCTGGCGCTAGCAAGTCCACTCCGCACGCGATCGAGAAACGCTGCATTACGCCGGCGCTCACGCTATCCCACCGGTCGAGCTGCGATAGCTTGCAAATCGTCGAGCGCGATAAACCGGTCATCTTAGCGAGATCGAGGTTCGACATTGGGCGCCGACCCCTCTCTTTGCGCGCGAGGAGACGGCAGAATTTCGGCGGTACCTTGTTTAATCTTTCGAGGAGCATAGGTCTGAAGGCCAGGTCTTGTGTATTAGATCCCGCAATCTGTCCACCTCGGCCTGCTCGTTCATCTCAACTACCTTGGCGGTGGCTGCATCCTGCCTCGCGTGGGCCAGTGTCACCTCTGCGGTCACTAGCCTTTGCTGGAGCAATTTTTTGGAGGTGCGCTTCATTTGGCAGCAGCGGCGGCAGCTTGGCCGGCGATGTTTCCAAGTTCGTGCAGGATTTGCACCACGTTAGACCCGGAGCTGGTGTCGTTGACGCCCGCCGCATAGGTTCCAGGACCCCAGGAACCGTGAACTGTGTAACCACTTCGATTGGAGAACTTGGCCACTTCTGCGTTGGCGTCGAAGAGGGTTCTTATTCTCAGGGTTGTGCTTTCCTTGAATCCGATGGGTTGGTTGGTGCCCGAGACCGTTACATAGGTCGGGTATATGGGCGTTCTCTCCGTCACGGAGATCATCGAGGAACAGCCAGCGGTGAGGATTGCAGCTACGGTTAGGAGGTATAGGTGTTTCATTGTATGGGTGGAACGGTTGGTTTGACCGGCGGCGGAATTGCCGCTGGTGTAATTGAGGCGTTGCGAAGCAAACTGGTATCGCCTTTATCAATGGCGTCGGGCACGAAATTAGAGCGCGACTGGAGCTCGGCTATTTGGTTAAGAAGCTTTTGGTGTGAATCAGCAAGGGCTTTGGCATCGGCAGCAAACAACGAGGTGAAAAACTTGCCCACGCCACTGATTACGAATCCCGCCAGAGCAACCCACCAGAGCGCAGCTAACTGAGGCGGAGTTAACACGTTTGTGGTCGGAGATAATTGCGTCAACTGCGTAAGCGTTCCAACGCCGATGAGCGCAGTCCCAAGTGTTCCCAGGGATCCGCCTAGGTTTGTTCTCCAGTTTTGTGTCATGGCTTTACTTGCTGCTGAATCTTTATGAGCTGAATCACCTCCGTGTTCTGGGTGATAATTGCGTCGATGCGACCCGAAATGCGGTCCAGGGTTTTAAGGTAGTCGCCCCTCGTCGTGGACATTTCTTCACGAATTGACCGATCCTGTTCTTCTCTGGCCAACCTTTCGGCAGCAAGAGCTGCGTCGATGTGCTCCTGCCGTTGCGCGGTGGAAAAAACCTTGTCTCGAAGCGCCTGCGTTGCGAGGAACTGGTTGCCGCCCGCTCCAACCAACAGTCCGATAATCCATGGAGCAGATTTAAGAACGATGACGTTCCACATACCCTCTTCCCT